TCTAGGACTTGTAAAACTTCTTCTTAATACTACTGCACCATAACTTATAATTCCTTTTTTACCATCTTTTTCATATATAGATCTAAGAGTATCAGGATTCATCTGTAAAAAATAAAGCATTAATTCTCCAACTGTTTCTTCTATTTCATTAATATCTTGACTGTAAGTGTAAGACATCTCTATAAATGTTTTTCTACAATCTCCTACTATTTGATATATTTCATTCATTAGTAAATTCTATTCCTTTAAGATCTCTTACTAACAATTCTAAACTATTATCTAATAAAAGTTTATACGATTTTATTATTTCTAAATTGCTTTTTGTAGATATACCTGCAAAATATCCATTTACCATTACAGAAGTATTTACAGGAATAATCATTAACCAATCATTCCAATTACCTTGCTCTACATCTTCTCCATAACTATTGTGATATTCAATAATTAAATCTAGTACTTCTTTAAAATTTTGGTGTTTTGTTTTTGTAGAAATCTCTTTAGTAAAAGATAACATAAGGTTTAAATAATCATTGACAATTATTTGATGCATTGTATTTGCAAAAATAGGTTTTGTCATAAACCAAATATATGAAAAATATTATTCTAGATTTTTTTCTTTTTTTAAGTTTTTAACAATCTCTTTGTAATAACTTATCTTTTCTTCATATTCACTTCTAGAGATTTTACAAGACTGTCTTGCTTTTATTTGTAATTCTTCAGCAGTACCTATTCCATATTCACTATCTAATTGATTTCCAAACTTAAACTGTTCCCCTTGTCCAAAAAGATTATCTGCTGCTGACTGTGGTTTAACGTTACGATCACACCATCTAGTTGCTAAGTGCCTTCTACTCATAAAATGCCCTGCGTGTATCTGTTTATAATGATAAGATCTACCTGAAGTATAGCAATTAACCATACCAAAATCATTAGAATCTTTTAAACGAACATACAAACTAAACCATTTATCTAATTCTTTCTTTAATTTGCTAATAGTTTTTTTCATATACTCTTAATTAAATCAGCAACCTTTTTCCAATCTTCATCATTGCTAATATCTTTATTTTTGTATAATACACGCAATAAATTTAGAGCATCATTAATTCTTTGCTTTTTAGTTTTATTAGTATTTTTTACATTTACAGGAAGTCTATCTGTTAAATCCCATTCTATTGATGTTCTACCTGTTATAGTACACTTTCTATTTTTAACTTCATAAATAACACCTAACTCTCTTAATTCTGTAAATCTTGCTCTTGAAGATGTAATAGCACTATTTTTACTTAACATAGTAGATAATGCTTCTGCACTTGTACAAGGTGAATTATTTAAAATAGATTCATAAACTTTAAATCTCATTTTAGATAATAATCCTTCTTGTTTAATTTGATTATAACAATCTATAGATGTTTGTCTTGTTTTCATATATTTTCCAAACAAATTGGACATAAACCATTATCAGAAATTAATGTAGTTATTTCAACTCCACAACAAGTTAATTCAACTTGTTCTTTCTCATCTTTTAATATGCTTTCTATTAATTTATCTACTGCAGGTATTCCTGTATGTTCTTCTTCATTCATTTTAATAATTTTTTAGGTTGTTGATAATAAGGTACTTGTTCAGGTTTCTTTCCTAATGTATGAACATCATAGTAAGCAGAGTCTATAGTTTTTTTATGACTAATCAAGAATCTGTAAAATGTTCTAATATTTATATAAGGATCAAACTCACTAAACCTTACACCTATTTTAAAAGCATCTTGTACTTGATTGAAAGTCAGTCTTTTAAATCTGTTTTCTGTTTGTAGATCTTCTGCGAATATCTGTGCTAATGTAAAAATAGTATCAGCATCTGTTCTATGTCCTAGAGATACAGAAGTTAAACCTATAAGATCTATTACCTTTTCAATAAGTTCTTTTTTATTTTCTTCTTGTAATGTCTTAGTCATCTTTACTTATACTATTAAAGTGTATAGCTGATTGATTATGATCTTCTTCTATTTCTGTTTTATCTTGATTAGAAATAGTACCACTAAGAAATCCAAATCCATAAGTTGCTAATGCTAATAGTATTGTTAATATAGTTTCCATTTTATTTATTTTAAATTTTACTTTTTTTATAATCTCTCAGCACATATTTTGACATATCATTATTTATAAAGGTATTTTTATTGTAATTATATTCTTCATAGTTACTTGTAAATTTACCATTTATTTCAATTTTACCACTATATGCAAAATACTCATCTAATTCTATTGTATTTTTCCTATTAATTGTTTTGCTTTTTGCCATTCTGATATTTGTGTATTTATTTTACTTTTATTAGATTTATCTTTATTTCTTCTTTCCCAAGTTCTTATACTAGCTTTCCAATCTTTCATTTTATTTTTTCCTACATACCAATTTTTAGATTCATAAAAATCAAAAAAAGATTCAGCATCTATATTATTATTTCTTTCTAAACAATAATCTTTAATTTCTAAAACATTTGGTTTTTTTAAAAACTCTCTTTTATTACTATATGTAATATTAGTATTAATACTTGTAGTATTATCCTTTAACTTTTCTTCAATAGGGGTATTTAACTTTTCTTCAATACCCCCATTAAGAATACTTATATACCTATTATCTATTTCTTTACTACCCTCTTTATAAGTAAAAGCAACTGAAACATAACCAAAAGCAACTAACTGACTAATCCATTTAGATATGCTTGTCTTTGATTTACCATATAATTCTGCAAAGTATCTATTACTTGCAAAGCATTGTCCATTCATATTACATAGTGCAGTTATCTCTGCAAAAAGTAATTTAGCATTAGGAGTAAGATCTTTATTATATCTAACCTCAGCAGTTAAAATAGCATAGTAGTTTGGTTTTTCTTTCATATAGTTTTTATTTCTAAAGTATAATTATAATCTTTGAAAACATCTTTTATTACATTAATATTTTCAGAACAATAAAAATAATTAGTTTTTAATTTATAAACTATAGATCCACTTTTAATTATAATATATACTTGTGGTTTCTTTACATTCACATCTATACCTGATTTAACTAATAACATTCTTATCTTTTCCTTAGATTCAAATTTTCTTTTTAAATTAAGAATATCATTATACATATTATAAACGTGATTAAATAATTCTCTATACTTAGGAAATGTAGCATAATTTACAGTATGTAATTTCTCATAATGTAATATAGATGTTCTATCTCTATCAATAACTTTAGCTATTATATTAGGGTGTATATCGTGAACTAATCTACCTACTATAGATGCAACCATTCTTGGTATATGTATCGTTTCTTTCCTAGTCTTTTCAGCTAAAGATCCTCTATCTAATCCTACTATATTTGTAGTAAGATCACAAATCTTTTCAAATTTTTCTCTATCTGTCATAATTAAAATGGTTGATTATCATTTTCTATTGACATATAACTATAAGCATTATTTTCCCTAGTCTTTCTAGCATCATTATTAACATAAGAAGATAATATACGTTTATTATCATTTATAATATCAGATACATTACAAGTATATCCATCTATATTGTGGTAATACTTACCATTATATTCTCTAGATGATAAATTAATATTACAACTTACAATATTTCCTATTTCATTAGATTTTATCTGATTTACATTATCATTAAAAAAACAAACTACAACCTCAGGATTATACTTAGTATCTTGTTCTATTAATATTGATTGCTTTTTCCATTCTTTACCTGCTTTAGATGTACCTGATTCTAAATCAAATACTTTTACTAATTTTCCTTCTATTACATTTTTCATTTTATTATTATTTTAATTATTTATTATTTAAAGTTGTATTTAAAACCTTTAGTTGATTATCTGTTAAAATATAATCTTCCATTTTAGATTTAACTAGATCTTTTTTTCCTTCATTTGATGCTTTTAACATAGCATTAAACTTTTCACTTGATAAAACCTTTTTACCAATAGGTTCATTTACTTTATTACTATCAGCATCTTTAGTATCATCTAATAAAAATAAATTACCAAGAGCATATTTTTTAGCATAAGAACTACTAGATCCAAAAGATTGTGCTATATCCATTCCTTTACGTTGTGGATTTATACCTGCTTGTGCTTCTACTGATAAAGTCTTTTCTCCATCTGATATTTCTACTTTTGAATTTAAGACTAAATAACCTGCAATTTCTTTAGTAGTTTCTGTTATTGTTAAATAACAATTATATTTTTTAAGTAATGGTTTTACTGCTTCTAATATATCTTCTGCACTTCTATATTTATATTTACCAAAACTATTATATTGATTCTTAGGTGCTTTTAATTCGCTTTGTATAGCTATTAAATAATTGTTTTCTTTTTTCATTTTTGTTTTATGTATTTTATTGTTTGTTTTTTTATGTATTGTATTTGCTCTCTATCTATCCATTCTAGAAAGTTAAAAGCATCAAATACTATTGTTAGATCTTTTCCGTATTCATCTTTCCCTGCTAAATACAATTCATTATCTACACATTGAAAAGTATTTATATCGTGTAATCTTTTATATTTCATAATTAAAATGCTTTTATTATAAACCCTTTATTGCCTACTTTAATTAATGTAGTTCTTTCTCCAATTGATTCAATATCAGGATATTCATCTTCATCACGTTCTTTCCAAAATTCTTCAATATTTTCATATTCAGTAAAATCAGACCATATTGATACAGGATCAAATTCTTTTTCCCCTATTTCTATTAAAAAATCATATAAAGATTCTAGACCTACATAAGAGTAATAATTTGGTTTTTCTTTTCTAAACCAATTCCTAAAATAGTTTAATGTTATTGTCATTTTCATATTATTAAAAGTTTTTTGTCATTATTTTCATATTCTTTTATCATTTCATCTGTAAGATTCAAAGTATAAGATCCTGTAATATTAGGTATTGTATCATCAGCACATCTTTGTCTAGTTGTTCCTATCATAATTACAGAGTTCCAATCTTTTTTAATATCTGCAAATTGTTTATTAAGATAAGAGTGAGTTCCTACTGCTGCAATAGTACCTTTATAATAGACTAACTTAGCTTCAACCTTAGTATTATCATAAGTCAGTAATCTTTTTTCTCTTTCTTTTTGATGTTGAATTTGTAACTCAGCATATTCTTCATCAGTTAATGGTGTTGGTTTATATATATTCATAATTATATTCTATCTAATAAAGAACCTAACATTAATAAACCAACTGAACCAATACCTACAATTAAAAACCATACAATAAAATTTATTACATCTTTAATTGATATTTTTGTTTTTACTGTATAATTTGTTTTATCTTGTTTTTCAAAAAACTTTTCAGTTTCTATTTCATTTAATAAAAATTCTTGTTTATTAAATTTATGTGTTACTATATTCATTTTCATAATTGTTTTTTTAAATTCTTTACAAATATATAAAAATTATTTTAATTAACTATTATATTAACATAATAATTATTTAACTTATTAACAATTTAGATTTAAGAAATACCTAACTTATTGACTATAAGGGCATTAAAAGGTTTAACGGAGTCTGTCCGTTATTAAGAATAACTGCACAAGCTACTGCAGGACGTTTACCATATTTTGCGTAAGCCATAGCATACGACTTGTGATTTATACCACAACCTACCTGAGTTCCATATACTCTAAAATTCTTTCCAACATAGTGTTCTGTATAGCATTGCGTGTGTAGATGTCCTTGAACAGTATTCATCATATCTGCTCTGCATTTAGTTCTTGCAGTACCACCTTCTCCGTGAATATACTGAACATTATTTAATTCATATCTTTCTACAAATTCCCAATTAGGAACTTCTAATACTTCTTTATATGACTTGATCCATTTACTAGGGATTGCACTTGTTTGTGCCTTTCGCATTATAATACGATCGTGGTTACCAATTATGACTGTTGCTATTGGAAATGCTTTGTACCACTTAGATATGCGTTTAATAGCTAATTCTAGTTCATCTAAGCCACCTAAACCATCTGCAGAGGACTCGTGGTATGATGAGTAGTGATTGTCTATTATATCGCCTATAAAGACTACTTCTGTACAATTATAGATCTCATACTGTTCTTTACACCAATCAAGATAAGAATCCAAACAGAAAGGTTCGTGCAAGTCCCCTATTACTAATACATTACTTTTTTCTTGCTCTCTTAGTTTCTGTAGGATCTTTATCTCATTAGGTTTTAATCTATATCTATTACTTCTTTCCACTATCAGCTAATCCTTGTGCACCTGTTAAACCTACTAATGCCCAAAACATTTCACTAACGTGAACTTCATCTACATCTAAACTTCTTGCTATAAAAGGCACAATTATTGCTGCTATTGTAAACCATACCTTCTTAGACTTTAAGATTGTTAAAATTAAATAGTTTTTCATTTTTATTATTTTAAATTAATTAATATGTCCAAATGACATTTTTATCCTTACTTCTGTCGTTATCTACGTGAATAAATCCCCTATCAAAAGATATACCTAGTCTGTTAAAACCTACTTCTAACAAAGCATTTATTATTAAAAATCTATCCCTAGAACTTTTAGGTAAATAGATGTCTGCTGCTAAACCAAAAAGGTGGCTAGATCCTACTCTACCACCTGCAACATTTAGATTATGTTCTATAGTCCTGTAACCACTTAATATTTTAAATGGTACACCTGCTCTATCTCTAGCTTGATCTAAGAGTTTTAGAAATACTTTATCCATTTTTTGTCCACTACCTTTTAAATCAGGACTATCAAATTCAGATATTTTAAAATGTTTCAAATTTTATATATTAAATACTGCAAAGATTTTAACCCCTTTTAGATTTTTTATCAAAACTTTAGTAGTTTTCTTTGCTTCTTCTACTTTTTGATAACGAGGATTGGTGCTATTTAGCTTTCTTTTTTTCATTGTGCTTTTTCTTCTGACTATACCACTTGTCAATCGTGTAGGCAATAGATACAACTAATAAAATTATTTTTAAAGCTATTTCTATATTAGTGAATGTGGTTACACTTAGGACTGTTCCGTTTACTGCTGCTATTTCTAGACTGTCCTGAACTGTTTTTTGTATTGGCATTTGTCAAGTATGATTTTAATTTTGTTTTATTTACTTCTTTTACTTTATAATGTTTCTTCATTAATTATATGTAGTATCTAAAAAATCTCTAATTGTTATTTTATTATCCTGTCCGTAATTTTTCTCTAGGTTCATTCCTTGATAATAAGCATTGGAATTTGGTGTAACATCACTTCCAGAATTTGTAGAGTATTCAGGAAACAAACTAGAGTTATTACATAAATAGTCTACTAATCGTTCTGTGTAAAATTGGGCAGTATTTGAAATCTCTGATCTTAGATCTTGTGCTTCTGCTCTTGTTAAAGGTGTAGAATTTTCTGATGTCTTACTAACTACATTATTGTTTTGTACCTTGTAACGTAAAAAAGGCAATACCTCATAAAAAGCATAATGAACTAACATATCAGCTACATAATCTTCTAACAATGTCTTATAGTTAGCATTAGCAGGATTACTAATAGTACCCCCACTAATCATTCCCTGTATTGCTACAAACAAGTTAGTTCCAAGTTTAGTTTCTACATACTTTTTTTGTGCAATTTTTACATAAGGTAATAAGAAGTTTACATCTACGTTCATATTGATCGCAGTTGAATCCTTTAGCTTATCCTCACTTATAAATAATACGTATCCTGCCATAGTTTCTAGTTATAATATCCGTTATTTTTCATTCTTTGTGGTGCTATTGCTACTAGCTTATCATTTCTTTCAGCAGTAAATCCTTCTGACTTTGCTTTAGTATAACTAATTACTTGACTATCATTGATTTTACTTTTAGCATTTCTTAAAGAAGTTTTAAAAATCTTTCGCAAAAAGAAATGTCTGCATTGAGGTCCACCCTTGTATAAAAATATATTGTATGTTCCCAATTCTGCTTTACCATCTTTATCTTTTACATATCCTGTTTCTGGATGTCCAAAACCTGGGTTTACTATTTCACTATTAGCATTTACCAAATCCTCTTTTCTGTATAATTTTTCTGCTTCTACCATTTTCTGACAAAACTCTCTGCTAGTACCTGATTTATTTACTAAAAAATTATCAGTAGCATATACATATCTTACTTTATAATAATCGTTAAATGATTTATTTACTCCATCTTGACTACTTCTAGCATTAGGTCTAGCAGTTACAGTAGATGCTAAATCATACTTTTCATTTAACATATCATTCAATTCTTTTTCAAAATCAAAATCTAAATGTTCTCCATCAACTACTTCTTCATCTAACATTTCCCAACCTTCAGGTATATCTTCTCCTACTTGATCTATCCAATTACATAGATCTGTCTTTTCTAAATTTAGCATTTCTTCGTGAGATTCACAAGCCATATATACTGTCTTGCCCTTTAGATCGTGTTCGTGATAACCACTACAACCAATCTTTTTTGCGTGTTCCTCTGCTTCAGCTATAGTATCAAATACAGGTTTACCATCTATCATTCCTGCTTTAGCTAGATCTTCTTCTACTACTTCTTCCTGTTCTAAAGGTGCTAATCCTAGTTCCTCTCGTATCTCATCTTGTGTCATTACACTTCTCATATCTTCAATGCTAAACTTAGATGTAATAGGTTTAGTCTGAACAAAAGAAACAGGTAAATCCATATTATTTATCTTAAATATTTTTGCTAATACTTTTATAATATGTGTTTGAAATGGCTTAACCACTGTGTTAAGGTAAAAGTCTGCTGCATTCATTAATTCCTCTGCATTGTTTCCTAAGCCTGTATCTGATTTTATACCCATCAACATAGGACTTGTAACTCTATGTCCTGTTAAAATGTTCTGAACGAGTAATTCCTGTAAAGCTAAATACTGTTTGTCTGCGTTACTTACTGATATAGGAAATATCTCAGGAGTTCTAGTCTTATCATCTGAGAACGTAAGTACAAATTTACCACTATTACTAGCTGATGTAAACTTGTCTGTTAAGCTACGTTCTATTTGTAACCTTTCCTCTTGTGTCGGTACTCCGTTAGAAAAATTAACCATATAACTGCCTGAAAAACCATTGCTGATATTGTTAAGATGAAACTCTGCTACCCTCTGATCTACTAAAGCCCAATTATTTGCAGCTATGTAATCAGGTGTATGATAAATGTCCATATTAGGACTATACAAACCACTATACAATAACTGGCTAGGACTTGTTCTATCATTCATATTAAAAGCAGGAATCGGTGTAGGTCTATTAGATCTAGTATTACTCCAATCTGCTGATACATAGTAAGTATCTACAACTCCCATAGCATTGGGTTTAGCTGCTCGTACCCTCTCTACCGGTACGTGATACAATTCTACGATTTCTGTTTTAGCCTTGTTCCAAATTAAGTGTAATGCGAATGCCCCTTGTAGCTTAAAGT